AGTTTAATAATGATAAAGCAGAAGGAAATATTACTGGATCTTATGGAGGAGCCCCTAAAGCTTCTAAGGCCAGAGACTTCCTAGGAATAAACTCAGAAGAATTAAAAGAGATAACAGATAAGTACCCAGAGCCTACAGATGAGAGTAAATTTCCATCAGAGTTAGGTGCATTACTATTAGCTCAAAGAGAATCAGATAACTTAGCAGATACCTTCTTCAATTTTGAGGAGGAATTTTGAGCTATAAAAATATAGATGAATTCGATAAGCAGGCCCAGGAAGCTCTTACTAAGAAGGTTAGGAAAGCATTAGATCAGGGAATAGACGGATCTTATGCAGATAGTCTAAAGGATAAGATAGTAAAAAGGACTCAATTAGGAATAGGTGTGGATCCTTCAGGACAGGCTTATAAGCTGCCTCCTCTATCTGATAACTATAAAGAGATGCGTCAAGGTAAAGCCAGATGGTATACAGATAAATCTGGGAGAAAGGTAAAGGTTACTAAGGCTGAGGATTCTTCAGGGAGTTTTGTAAAGAAGCCTAAGATAGCAGGCACTACTACTCCAGCTAAATCTAACCTTACTGCTACAGGTCAACTACTTAAATCCCTAACTACTGTGAAGGTGAGAGTAGAAGGTGCTGTATCCTGGATTATTAGAATCGGGGATAATAGAGGAAGAGGTCTATTCGGCTATTCTTCAAATATAGGGAATAGAGAGCTGGCTAAAATACTTGCTGCTAAGGGTAGAAGGTTTATGGGATTTACTAGATCTCAGCAAAATGAAATAGCTAGAGAAATTAGACAGATCATAATAAAGTTTTTAAAATAATTCATTGACAGATAGCACCGATAGCTATCAAAATTAAAAGGAAGGTATAATATGACTACGAATGTAGATCAAAATTCGACATCGAACGATGAGAATCCAGTAAATTTAGAAGAGCTTAATGCTAAGCTAGAAAGTCTTACAGCCAGCTTAGAGTCTGAGAAGAAATCCAAGGAAAGGATACTAGAAGAGTCTAAGAGATACAAGGAAGGGTATCAGAATTTTAAGGCCAAGGAAGAGGAAGCTAGTAAAGCAGTAGCTAAAAAAGAAGAAGAGAGACTTATTAAAGAAGGTCAATTCTCTACTTTACTAGAGCAACGTGAAGCCCGAATTAAGGAGCTAGAAGGTACTCTAGAAAATACATCTAAAGAAGTGAAGAATAGAGATACTGCTATTACTAACTTCAGGAAAGCAGCAGCTTTTGAGAGAGCTTTAGGTGGTAAAATGAAAAAAGAAGCATACTGGAATCATGTAGATTTTGATAAAATCGCATTGAATCCTGAGACTGGGGAGATTGACTCTCATAGTCTTAGAAAGTCTGCTGATGGATTCATCGAGTCTTTTAAGGAATTAGTAGATTTTGGAAATGCTGCTAATCTTCCTAATGGGACTCCTTCAGGTACTAGTGGGAAGCTCACTTATGAGCAATGGCAAAAGCTACCTTCTACTGCTGAGAAGAGAAAGAGAATGAAGGATATAGTTGAATAATAATTAAATAACAATCTCAAGGGAGGGATTTTTATGGCTACTACAGAATTAGCTGACGTACAAAACCAAGTAAAGAAATACTGGAGTGACTTATTCATGCCAGAATTAAGAGAATCAAATCCTCTATTATCTCTAGTTGATAAGAGATATGAAGGTGCTATCGCTAGACAAGGTGATACTGTAAAAGTAAGCCAGGTTGTAAAAGCTGTAGGTGAGACTAAAATTATAGGTGCTGCTGGAGATAATGAATTTACTCCTGAGAAGCTAGTTACTAGCTATGTAGATATTAAAGCTGATAGAAGATTTGTAGCTTCTTATGAGTTTGAAGATCTAGTAGATCTACAATCTCAAATCACTATGGAAAGATCTGACATCAGAGAAAGCCTTTTAGATGCAGTAAATACTCAAATGAATAACTACCTTTATAGCCTAGTAGCTCCTGCTGCTGGACAGGCTCTTACTGCTGTAGCTGCATTAGATGCTTCTACTTTAAAGCAAATTAGAGTAATTGCTGGTAAGCAAAAATGGATGAAATCTCCAGGATGGTATGGACTTTTAAGCCCTGACTATTATGGTGATTTAATGGATGGTGTAACTCTTACTTCTACAGATCATGTATCTGAGCAGCCAATGGTTGGTGGTGAGATTATGACTAGAAGATATGGATTTAACATCATTGAAGATAATTCAGATGGCCTTGCATCAGTAAGCCCTACTCCTGGAAATCCTTCAGCTATCTTTTTTCATCCTGCATTTATGCATGTAGTAACTCAGCAAACTGCTAGATTTAAAGTATCTGATTTACATTCAAACAATAAGTTTGGATATGTAATCTCAGTAGATGTAATCGGTGGTGCTAAGTTAGGTATCCAAGGTGATATCTGTCATGTATCAGTAGTAAATGCATAATGAGTAATGATCTAAATCACTTTAAGTATTTAGAGCTAATAGTAGGGGACTCGGCTGAGTCCCTTACACTTAAATTAAAAGCTATATCTGTTACTTTCCACTTATTACAAGTGTGGAGTGATGGGAAGAAGCACTATGCTCATATCAATGCTATGAGGCCTCTTCCTAAAGGGATGCTAGAGAAGCTCTCTAAGATAAAATAATTTTATCTAAGGTATAATAAATGACTGACTATAAGACTGAATATTCTCATGATAAGAATATAAATACCCTTAATAGGGGATCATATAATGATTTTGGCGATGGGACTCCAGCTAAGCAAATCATACTAGATAAATTAAATAATTTTAGCCCCTCAAAAGATGTAGATGCTATTACAGCAGAATATCCTTCAGGGGAAATAGAAATATATAAGTATAGACAGGGAGGAATCTCTGGGACTATTCTTAATACAGTGACAGTGACATATACTTCCAGCTCTAAAAGGGATCTTCTTAGTGTGGAGGTAGTATGAGTCTTTTTAAGTTTAATCCTCTTACAGGCCAATTGGATATGGTGGGAGGAAGTACATATCTTAAAAAGTATGTAGCTGTGGACTCTGGCTTCTTAAGCCCCAGGACTGTCACTCTAGATACTAATCCACTACCCGATAGTGAGTTAGTATTTTTTAATGGGTTGATTATCAAGGATGACTGCTACTCCATATCTAACTCAGAGCTTATATTTGATGCTCTATTAGATATAAGAGTGGGAGATGAGATAGACATAAGATATGTAGCATAAGCTATATAGAATCACATGGAGGAGATGCAAGATGGCATTTACAGAGATAGATGGTGAGAGACAGATTCAGGATCTCTCAATTAACAAAGGCAAAATTAAAGCAGATTTCCTAGAAGGATCTAATCTAGATCTTACAGGCGGTAACAATGATGCAACACTTACAGGATTATCTAATGGTGTGGCCAATGATGATGCTGTAAACGTAGGACAGATGAATGCTGCCATTGCTGCTGCTCAGGTAGGAGGAATGACATATAGAGGTACTATTGATGCTTCTGATGCTACAGGTGCTACTTTAGATGGTGCAATAAAAGGGGATTTATATCTAGTATCTACAGCAGGTACACTAGATGGAAAGGCCTTCAGCATTGGAGATCATCTAGTAGTTAATGCAGACATTACAGATTTTGATGTAGATGGTGCTGGTAAAATTGACATCATTGATAATACAGAGTCATCAGATATCCTACGTCAAGGGGATATCGTAAATGATCTTACTACAGGTGGGACTTCAGATGTATTATCTGCTCAGCAAGGTGTAGTATTAAAAGGATTAGTTGATGGACTTCAAACTGAGCTAGATGATACTCAAGCTGGAGCAGGATTAGCTGCTGATGGATCTTATGTATCACCTTCTGGATCTAATTATATTGATGCTTCTACTTCTTTAGCAGATGCTGATGATAAGTTAGATGCTGCTATTAAAGTTAATGAAGATGCTATCGGTGTAAATGCTGGTAACATTTCAACTAATGCAGGGGATATTACAGATCTTCAAAATGCATTATCTCAAAGAGTATTTGGAGAAGAGCCAGCTATTACGCATAACTCTCCTACTCTTCCAGCTTTAGCTAATATCCCTGTAGATGCTGGGACAGCTAGAGTATTTCTTAATGGACTTAGACAAGCTCCAGGAAGTGGGAAAGATTATACTATCAATGAGACTACAGGAGTTATAACTTTTGAGTTCAATTTGAAGAATCCTAAAGATCATGTAATGGTAGATTATGAGTACTAAATAATAGGGGAGCTTAGGCTCCCTTCCTTTAAGGAAGAATATGGGAAGGACTGAAATACATGGAGATCAAGTACAGGATGAATCCCTTACTGGGGATGATGTACTAGATGAATCCCTAACCTTAGATGACTTATCTCAGGTAGCATTAGATAATATTGAAGTAGAGGCTGGCTTTGATCCTACAGGTACTCCCCTTACATCTACAAAGATAGGGGATGCTATTAGAGAGACTATAACAGTAGTAGGAGCTTCAGCTTCTCCTGGATTCTCTTTTGGTAGAAGTGGAAGTCTGAGTAAGAATACATGGCTAAGAAGAGTAGGAAATGTACCTTCTAATAGGGCAGGAGTTACACTAGATATAGGGAGCCCTATAGTAACTCGTGTGGCCTGCGCAAATAGAAATACTGAGACATATGATGTAAAAATATATGAGCATGAAGGGAATGGATTAAACCTAACTCTTCTAGGGACAGTCACTGTCACTAATGCTACTAGTGGAAGCTTTGCTGTAAACTTCCCAGCTACTCAAGGTAGGCAGTTAGCTGTAAGGCTGGGAGATACAGCTTCAGGAAACGTAAGAGATTTAGGGGTAGATATAACCTTACAAGGAAGTAACTAATGGCAAAAATATTAAAAAATACTACAGGATCAGATATAGAGCTAGATATAGGTGTAACAGTACCTGCAAATAGTCAGACTACACTGAATCCTTCAGACTATGCAGAAGCTGCTACTAGTGATGAGATAGTTACTTATATAGGAAGTGGAGAGCTAATAGTAAATGATACTTTCTCAGATCTAGGGAAAGCCGATGGGATAAACTTTATCCAGGGGAAATATGCTATAGATTTAGACGGTGCTACTCTGGTAGGCCCTCAAGGTGAGAAGGGAGATCAGGGAGATCAAGGTGAGAAGGGAGATCAGGGAGATCAAGGTATTCAAGGTATCCAGGGAGATCAAGGTATTCAAGGGGATCAGGGGATTCAAGGGGATACAGGGCCTCAGGGGCCAGTAGCTACTTTTGGTACTGAGTATCACTATGCTGAGAGCCTATCTCAATCTCAGACTAACTCCAGCAGCCCAATAAATAAATTAAAATTAACTACTAGTAATCTACCCTCAGGGATATATAGACTCTCATGGGGATATAATTTTTCTCACTCTTCAGGATCCACAGACTTTAGAGGGG